TCAGTCGGTGACCGTAGATGATTTCATGGAGGATATGAAGAAGTTTAAGTACCTCAAGAGACTACTCAAGAGGTACTTAAAGACTGGCATCCTCCGAGTGAATCTCATATTGAATCATTTGATAATATTGTTTAATGTTTTTGGTGATGCGACCATACCTCTACTAATGTATAAGTTAGAGCATGAGTATTGGTCCCTTATTAAAACCTTTCTAGTTTACCTCAATAGATTACCTGAATATCCAGGTGTATTGGCAGAGGTTGAAACAGATGATGAAGTCTTAGACCTCTTAGAGGAGATATGATTAACGAAGATGCCCCAACAATGAGTGCTGGTAACGGTGGATTCTCTGGATCTGCTGCTTCCACTGGTCCTGTTGCGGGTTTTGATCCTATACTAGGTAGTAATAAGAAGCCTAAGAAGAGAAAGTTTGGTACTAAGAAGGACGTTAAAGAAGAAAAGAAAGAAGAGAAGAAGAAAGGAAGGCATCCAAGAGATCAAAAAGAATTAGATAGGGCACAAGCATATATTAAGAAGCATCCAAAGTTCGGAGTGAAGGAGGATGCCTCAGATAGGTATGGTAAGTCAAACTACCTGCCTTTTTTAGTGTCTTATGATGGTGCAGAGCAGTATGTATTGTATGGCAAGTCACCAGCAGAGATAAAGATACAACTCAGGAAGATATATCGACCTGAGAACCATAACAAGATCAAGGTCAAGCGTTTGTATCCTAATGAAGTGATCCAGTTCTACTGGAAGAAGAGACAAAACGCACTCACGGACCAGTAATGCAAGACGTTAACAATGCTATACTGGAACGACTGGAAAGAGTCGTCGAGACTATGCAAGAGAACTCTGTCAAGATGGGGCAGTTGTTAGCTGTACATGATGAGAAGATAGGTACACAAGAGAAAGTTGACAGTGTACTATTCGAGAAGATAGATCAACTTCAAAGAGCACTCGATAGAGAAACAGATTTAATAAAGAAAGGATGTGAAAGAGACATTAGAAAAGTTGATGACCGTCTACGAGTCATGGAAACGAAAATGTGGACTATTTTTGGTGGTCTTGCTGTTATATCTTTCATGGTATCTGTCCCAGGACAAGCATTAATGAAAAACTTGACATCTCCTCAGCAACCTGCTACACTCAACTCATACCCTAATCAAGTTGCATGGACTACGTTGAGGACAAATACATACGATTCCTCAATACCAGACTAGATAAGTTTAAGAACGTAAAATCAGGACTATACAACTTCCGTTGTCCCTACTGTGGTGACTCTCAAAAGCACCGCAATAAGGCTCGGGGGTATTTTTTTCTGAAAAAGTCTGAGTATATATTCAAATGTCACAACTGTGGCATAGGTAGGTCTCTTGGTAACTTCTTAAAAGAGAATGCAGTTGACCTGTATGACCAGTTTCTACTGGAAAAATATAGGAATGGTACTACTGGTAAGGGGAGGTATACACCTAACCCAACATATAAATCTGCCAAGCCTAACTTTAGTAGTAAGGTCTCAGATTTACAGTCCATCAGTGAGCTAAATAAGAAACATCCAGCACGAGAATACTTAGAGAAAAGACAGATTCCACAAGAGAAATTGTCTTCTTTATACTACACTGATAGGTTTAAGACTTGGATTAATTCTAAGAAACCTGGTACCTTTCAGAGTCTTCAGAATGATAGGGGTCGCATTATCATTCCTTTAATAGACAAGGAAGGTAAGTGGTTTGGTGTGCAAGGTAGATCTCTTCTACCTAGATCCACCATGAGGTACATTACTATCATCTTTGATGAGGACAAGCACAAAGTATTTGGATTAAACAATGTTAAAGAAAGTGAACCCATTTACATCGTGGAAGGACCGATTGACTCGCTCTTCTTGGATAATTCCGTTGCGATGGTTGGGAGTGACGTTGATCCTCGGACGTATAGTTGGAGCGATTATATTTGGGTTTATGATAATGAACCTCGCAACAGACAAATCGTCGATAGAATCTCCAATTCAATTGACCGAGGAGAAAAGGTAGTCATTTGGCCACAGCAGGTGACAAAGAAAGACATCAATGATATGATACTTGTGGGTCTCGATCCCCAGAAGATCATAAAACAAAATACCTATCAAGGTATACAAGCAAAAATAAAACTAACTGAATGGAAACGAGTATGACACCTGAGATCAAAGTTAAGAAACGTAATGGTAGAGGGACAGAAGATCTCAAACTTGAAAAGATTCATCGCATGGTGGAGTTTGCCTGTAACGACTTAGCAGGTGTATCTGAATCAGCAGTAGAGATGAATGCTAACCTTCAATTATTTGATGGCATTAGTACTGTGGACATACAAGAGATCCTTGTAAGGTCTGCTAATGATCTGATCTCTCTAGAGAATCCTAACTATCAGTACGTTGCTGCTAGACTCCTTGCCTATGGTCTAAGGAAGTCTGTCTATGGTGACCACCCTGATTACAGACCATACCTTATCGATCATATTAATAATTGTGTCGAGAAGGGATTGTACGATCCTAAGTTAGTTGATAAGTATACTCCAGAGGAGTGGGAAGAGATTGATAGTTACATTGATAATGATAGGGATTATATCTTCACCTATGCTGGTCTCAGACAGGTAGTAGATAAATATTTAATCCAAGACAGGAGTAGTGGAGAGATCTTTGAGACACCACAGCAGATGTATATACTCATCGCTGCCACACTCTTTCAAAATTACACAGACAACAGATTGGAGTACGTTAAAAAGTATTATGACGCAATCAGCAAGCACCGAATCAACATCCCAACACCAGTCATGGCGGGTGTCAGAACACCCATTCGTCAATTTGCATCTTGTGTTTTGGTTGATGCTGATGACACCCTCGATAGTATCTTTAGCAGTGATATGGCTATTGGCAAATACGTCGCACAACGTGCTGGTATCGGTATTAACGCAGGAAGAGTCAGAGGAATCGGGTCTAAGATCCGTGGTGGAGAAGTTCAACACACAGGTGTTGTCCCCTTCCTTAAAAAGTTTGAATCAACTGTCAGATGCTGCACTCAAAACGGGGTCAGAGGCGGATCAGCTACGGTCCACTTTCCGATCTGGCATAAAGAAATTCAAGACATCATTGTTCTCAAAAACAACAAAGGAACAGAAGACAACAGAGTAAGAAAGTTAGATTATAGTATTCAAATTAGCAAATTATTTTATGAAAGATTCATACGTTCGGAAAGCATTTCTCTTTTCAGTCCTCACGATGTGCCTGGCCTCTACGATAGTTTTGGTACTGGGGACTTCGATGACCTCTACCTCAAATACGAACGGCAGACAGACATTCCGAGATCAACTGTTGATGCACAAGAACTCTTTCTAGATATCCTTAAGGAGAGAGCAGAGACTGGTCGTATTTACATTATGAATATTGATCACTGTAATGAGCACTCATCCTTTAAGGATCAGGTATACATGAGTAACCTCTGTCAAGAGATCACTCTACCTACAGAACCTATTCATCACATTGATGATGAGGGTGGTGAGATTGCACTGTGTATCCTATCTGCTATTAATGTAGGTAAGATTAATAAAGTAGAGGACATGGAAGAACTATGTGACCTATCTGTACGTGCACTAGAAGAGTTAATAGACTATCAGGGATACCCTGTAGTGGCAGCAGAGAGGTCTACAAAGTATCGTAGGTCACTTGGTATAGGTTTCATTGGATTAGCACATTATCTTGCGAGGAATGATGTTAAGTATAGTGACCCTGCTGCATGGCAAATGGTACATGAGTTGACTGAGGCATTCCAATACTACTTACTGAAGTCATCTAATAATATTGCTAAGGTTAAGGGTAAATGTGATGGGTTTGATAGGACTAAGTATGCTGATGGCATACTACCAATTGATACATATAAGAAGGATGTAGATCACATAGTTTCAAACGAGTTGAAGTATGATTGGGATGGCTTACGCAATGATATCACCACCTACGGTCTTAGGCACTCAACATTGTCCGCACAAATGCCTTCGGAGAGCAGTTCCGTTGTGTCAAATGCAACCAATGGAATCGAGCCACCTAGAGACTACTTGTCCATTAAAAAATCAAAGAAGGGACCTCTTAAGCAGATTGTTCCCCAGTTCAATAGTTTAAAGAATAACTATACGTTACTTTGGGATATGAAAAGTAACGAAGGTTATATAAATGTAGTAGCAGTGATGCAGAAGTTCTTTGACCAAGCAATTAGTGGTAACTGGGCATACAATCCAGAGAATTATCCTAACAACGAAGTACCTGTATCAGTAATGGCAAACGATCTCCTGACTACATACAAAATGGGATGGAAGACCTCTTACTATCAGAATACATATGATGCTAAGAAGGATGTAGATGATCCAGCACACTCAATAGGATGGAAGGATGAGGGAGGTAATGATATTAATAGATTGATTGATGACCTAATGAATGCAGACGAATCAGAATGTGAGGCATGTAATGTTTAGTGCAAGACTAAAGGAAGGGACTAAGAAGTCCCACAACGCAGCAGAGAATACCAAATTCGTATCACAATTTCTTAAGGGAGTATTAAACCCAGAGGAATATAGGAAGTTGATCACTGATTTCCATCATGTGTATGAAGGCATGGAGCAGAGGATCAGTTCGACAACTGACACATACGCTGGCACACTCAAGCAATGGCGTGTTAAACTGAACCGTGCTTCCTTCCTAGAAAGGGATCTTAGATATTTCTATGGTCCTATGTGGAGGAACCTACTGGAGCCATCTGAAGCTGCAAAGACTTATCTTTACAGAATCAATGAGGTGGCAGACAATGATCCATACTTACTAATAGCACACCATTATACACGTTACATAGGTGACCTGTCTGGTGGACAAATCCTAAAAGGAATAGCTAAGAAGGCACTCACCCCACCAGAGGGAGAAGGTCTTCACTTCTATGACTTCCCTATGATTGAGGATGCTAAGGCATTCAAGACAGACTATAGGGCAGTATTAGATGGACTTGAGTTTGATGAGCAACAAATTAATGCTCTGATAACTGAGGCTAACTATGCATTCCAATTAAATATGTACATCTTTGATGAGATACAAGGGGATGCTGGTAAGTCTGTGTGGAAAATGATCTGGAACACACTACGAGGTAAGGGATGACCAAAGATTACGATGACTCTAATTGGAGGGAAGAATACAAGAACTATACTTCTAGTAAGTATGAGTTAGATCTTCTTGAGAATGGTCCTAAAAGTCTTTCAGCTAGTTGGATGATGGGTGCGTTACATAACAAATGGAAGAAGATGAAGGGTTATAAAGACCCAGAGCCACCTGATTGCTCATCGTCTTTGAAGGAATGGGAAGAGAGTATTAAGAAATGGGATTAAC